TCCTTTTAGCTAATTCGAGATCCGCGCTTCGGGCATCGTTCACTTTCACAGGAGCAGAAGTGGTGGCGGTGGCGGTGGCGGCGGTGGCGGCGGTGGCAGTTGCTCGATGTTGCTGATGATGCTTTTTGGCCGGAATGATGCCGGATACAGTGGATTCAGGCTTAACGAGTTCGCCAATGATCGATACGTGCTTATCATTCAGCTCGAAGCGCTGGCCAATTACCTTGACGCGAATTGTATCCCCCGTCTCAATCGACTCGAAATATTCGTCTTTGAAATGATGATCGCGTGCGATGTAAATGACCACCGGTGTGACATTCGAGTCAACCATTGCCCTGATTCCGGCGTGGGTTACGTTCTTGGCAATGCATGAAATCATCGACCCCTCGGATGGCGAGCACACATCGCATTCGAATACAACATCAAACCGCACATTGGAGCCTGAAGTAGTTCCACCGGAAAGGGTTATTAACTTGCAGGTATTTGGATGCACGAAACCTTCAATCGTGCACTTATTTTCCACCTGGTCTCGAATGTGGCGCAGCAATATATCTTTCACCGAATGACCGTTACCGATCGCGGCGAAATTCACAGTTACGCGCCTCGACAATAAACATTTCGAATAAAGAGCTAGCACGAAACCTTTATCCGATATTGTTGCCATTGTTGCCATTGTTGCCATTGTTGCTATATAATTATATAAGATAATTCTATTTAAATTAAATTATATCATCTACTATTTCAATCAATTTTACTATTTTTAATTTTTATATTTATTGTTACGCGAGTGCTCGTTTTAATAGCTGCATCTCACAAGGTCGTAAATACCAACGAGGTGACTGCGCTTCCATTAAAGGCGGTGGCACCGCATCATAATATCGAAGTATCAGTTCGGTTAATACACACATCGATCCGCGATTTGTCGAACATATAAAATTAAAATCTGCACCGGGGCCGACACCGGCGCCCGAACCGGTACCTGCGATATCGGCGCCGGTTTCGGCGTTAATGTAGGCGTCAATATACGCATCGTCTTTATCGATCATTGTTAATCGCAAAAGCGATTTTAGCCGCGGAATAATGAACATCGCCTTATTCGAATCTTGCTCGCACATGCGCCCCGTAACTTTGAGTTTTGCCGCCGATGAATCAATGTGCAATGTTTTGAATACGTGGGATGCATCATCCCTTGATTCATAAAAGCCTATATTATGTTGGTACGATGACGACGACAATGCCGCATCTAACCCGCTGCCGCCGCCATAAACAAACACCCCGTCTTTTATATTTGCAATATATTCATAAATCGCGCCAACCATAACGTCGTTGTCGGATTGTTTTGCTACCGACCACTGCGACGCACCGCTTCCACCAATCACAGCAAAAGCGAATAATTTGCTGGAACTCGCCTTGATCGTGGTGCCCGCGCCTGCATCATCCATTTCGGCATCGGCTTCATCATCCCTGGCGGCGGCAGCCGCTCTAAAATACTTAATTAAATCGGCACCGCTCCAACTGTCAATGCTCTTGTGATTTAGTACGATCGCGCAAACATTTCCGTTACGATGCCGAATCAATCGTCGCGCATCGGTGTAATATCGATAAATTCGATTATCGAACACGGTGCGCGTTATCATTAAATTTGCAGCAGCACCGGGCCCTGCTACAATAACGGGGCGCGGTATAGGCGGTCGCGGATGGTCCGGTCGAATGTAATTTATGATTGTAAGCGATTGTTCAAATGAAAGCACGTCCAAATAGTGAGACAGTACCGCATCGATTAATATATCTCGGCTAAACCCAGCATATAATAGCTTATTGATGTTTCCAGTTGAAAATTTCTTAAATTCGTCAACTGCCGCCGCCGCTGACGACGACGATTCTTTTTTCTTAATATCGCGTTTAGGAACGGGGTTAAACAGCAATGCCGCGGTGGCCTGATTGTATATGTATTCAAGTAACAACGAGCTTCCGGAAGGTGCAGGCGCAGCGGGTTGAGCTGCCTGCGCAGCAGCAGCGGCAGCGGCAACGGGCTTGGCCCCCTTCGCTTTTACATCGGTTGCCGGAGCTTTACCTGGACCTCGACCTGGATCTGGAACGGCATCGACGACGACTGTGATTGGATCGGCCTTATTCTGCGCGTATTCGACGTATTCCAGGTTTTCATCCAACGGCATTGCGCGCTCGCGAATGCCGATATTCGGATTGTCTATATCCAGCGGCTGAAATAGGTAATAGTCGTCTATTCGAATTAGATGACCCGATCTCCCGTAATAATCAGTTATAACCTCGTGTGGATTGTCCAGCAGCTCGTCCAGCGCCACGTAAATTTGTGACTCCGGGTACGAGACAACTATGTTAATGTGTCGGAATAAGTCCGCAGTGGTGTAAAAGAATCGCTCTTTAAACAGATTACGCACGCGTTGAATTATTCTCTCGCTATTCATCATTAAAAAGGAAAGGTCGTACGTGTCTGTATTTATATCTGCATCGGTTAGCGACCGCATATCGACATCCGGTGGCCCGCACGACAAATTGCAATCGTCCTGATAATCGCACAAATCCGACCGCAATTTAGGCGCCAGATCGTGAGTCACACGCATTCCATTCGAGAGAATCTGCGTCACCCGGTCAACCTTTAGTTTCATGTTATTGTATTCGGAATTTAGGTTACAATCAACTGCGTATTTTTTCAGAATGCGCGACACGTTGCCAATTTTAACGGCTTTATCTTCCGCGTATCGATACAGGCACAAATCAATCGCTTCCACGTTGGGTGATTCTAAAAGCAGGGTTCCGTGCATAAATATGCTGACATTGCGTTGATCAAAGATCAGCTCGCGATGCGAGCACGTTCGAACCGCGCGGCCAATGACCTGTTCCAACAAATTCATATTGTACCAGGGGTCCATTATGTGCACCTGCCGTATATTTTTGAAATCCAGACCTTCGGATCCCGCCTTTGTTATAATAATCACCTTTACCACAGATCCATCGGAATTCTGTTTATCGGTAGCGGCAATAATATCGTTTTTGGTATCCGGAGAGATCCGAGGGTCTCCAGACACAATAATATAATTTTTGCCGGTTCCGCCTGTGCCGGGTCCATTTTTCAACAATCTGCCCCAGGTGGCTTGATTGTAACGACCGTATCCCATTTCCTCCAGCGCCAGCGCCAACGGAATGGCCCCGCCTTTGACGTATTCGGTGTAGACCAGCACTATACCGCCGCTGCCGCTGCCGGCGTCACTACCTCCACGCCTGCTCTCTTCTATGTGTCCGCAAATATTGGATATTTTATGGCTGTAATTTCCAATATGTTCGGGTTTGAAAATGGGAACCACTGTTGTCGTCTCCTCACCGGATGCAACGGCGTATGCAAATGATACCGTTCTTGTCTTTGGATTAAGCGTCTCTGTCATAACGCTGTCAAACCCGGCCTCTCCGACGAACACTATGCCAGGATCAGCCATAGCACGCGCAATGTCGCACGGAAACACAATTGTGAGCGCCTGCAAAGGTCGTCGCGCTCGAAGTCCTATTTTCGCGGGCAATTCATCCGCAGATGCGATGTCGGTACCCTCCACACTCGCTGCCGACGCCGACGCCGATGCCGCCGCCGGTGAAGGATTCGTCGATGCTGTAACTTGTCGCATTCGATGAATGCACAACTGGTACAGCTGCTCTTGAATCGATCCTATCGGGCTGGCGTACACGTCAATAAACCCCAGCTTATTTACTATTTCGGCATCGTCATATTGAAATCTCGGATATTTAAGCGATTTTGAAATGAACGATCGGTCCGGCGAATGCACCGCGGGATAAAACCGATACGGGAATGTAAATGGATTCTCTCCTCGTATGTAGGATATGTACCCGTACGATTTGCATTTCAGAATTTCTTTTCCGTACGAATAAGCGGACCGCGTTTTATCAATGTCGGTTAGCGTGAGTATGTTGTCGGTATCCTTGTAAAATACGTCGCTCTCCTTGATGGTGGATCGATTATCGTTAACGTTCATCAAATTTATCAGCCACACGATTTCTCGCGGACTGTTGAACATTGGCGTTCCCGAGAGGAGAAGAAGTCGCAGATTCTGAGCGTGCTTCGCAACGAGCATTAAGAGGGATGCCGTTTTTTTCGTGGCGTCGTTTTTATTGTCGCTCGTCATTCGAAGATTGTGCACTTCGTCAATAATTAGCAAAGTATTATTAAACCGGGCCTGAATGCGCTGTATTTGTCGTTTCTGCTGATCTTTAGTATGCGGGACACCACTGCTGCTGCTCTCAGTGGTGACAGCAGAGAATGCTGCATTCTGAGTTTTAAATCCGGTAATTGCCTTGGTTATCATTCGTCCGAGCTGGATGTAGCCAACGAACTTGTACGCCGAAGTAATAATCGCATTTACGTGCGAAATAACGAATTCCTTCGTCATTCCCTGCATGTTGGTTGGATTGATCTCTCTCAAGTATTTATTTCCGGTGCAGGCGCGCAAATTCCACATTCCGTCGGCGGTTTGTTCGAGTTTTCGGCTGTCGAATAGCTGTAGCCTAAAGTTCTCTTGCACATTGGGCGATGCAACCACTATGATGCGTTTCGAAAGCCCCATTTGAGTCAAATAGTCGCGCATTTCTTCCGCAACCGTTATTGCGGAGCACGTCTTCCCCGTTCCGAGGCCGTGGTATAGCAGCAGACTGTTGTACGGCGTCATTGCAGACATAAAATTTCTGATAAACAGCTGATGCGGGGCCAACTCAAAATCGGGAGCATCGCACATTTTCTGGGCGTACTCTTCGATTGTTTCGTACTTATCGTCCAAATTCCTGTACCGCGCATCATAAAACTCCTTTTTTTTGGTTATCAGTTCATTGAATTTTGGATCTCCGACTACGGGGTACAATCCCGGTATGGATGTCGACATCTCGCATTTTTCATTCCCGTCGCCATGCATCTCTGCGGCAGCGGGAGTTGAATTAGTCGCACCCACGTCCAGCAATACCCCCTGACCTATAGCTATATCTACACCCAACTCGGGCATATCCGCACCCAATGCATCATCCTCTGCGTCTTCTGCGTCTTCTGCGTCTTCTGCTTCTGCTTCTGCTGCTTCTTCTGATGCCGCTGCTTCTTCTTCTGCTTCTTCTGGTTCTTGCGATGTACGACGAACATTAATGAGTTGCGCACTTACTTGCGGCTGTTCAGGCTTCCGACGGCGGGTTTTTGATTTGGCTGCTGCTGCCGCTGCTGCTTCTGATTCGCCACTAACCGCGACACTTTTTCGTCGCGTGCCCTTATCGCTTCGGCCCCTTCTCGGTTTCTTACTAGGTTGCATTGCGATTGTAACATTTGCTTCGTGCGAACTTATTATGTCTGGTTCGGGCTGCATCTAAAACGTAAAAACAAAAATAAAACGTATGATAATAAATATACTGCTATTATTATTATTATTATATTAAAATTAATAAAATATATATTTAATAAATTTCGTGGGTAGTTATAAGATCGTGAACATTTTGCAGCATTTTCTTTTTCTCCACGTTGTATGGCCTGATTTTTCGCAAACATTCGTCAAATGACATCCACTTTATCTTGCTGACTTCGCATCGATCGTATTCGCGGACCGGCGTTAATTCGCGATCGACCAGCGCAATAAAGTATTTGTGCTTGTAGCACTTTAGGTTTGAGCCCATGAACACTTCTTCGTACGGCACAACATTTTGTATAATATTGGACGAATCGATTTCGTATCCGGTTTCTTCTAAACTTTCGCGAAGTGCGCACGCGATATCGCGCTCCTGGTTATTGCGCCGGCCCTTTGGAAACCCCCACTCCGCGTGCACCCAATTCGTTGCAGACGCGTTTACAATGTCGAGTAATCGATACGATCCGGCACGAGACTTGACCCCGTTTTTCAAATGTTGAAACTTATCACGAGAGTGCGATTCTTCGCCGCAGTATTGCTGCTTACCACCATTTTGCGCGTCGGGAAACAGGCCCCATAATTCACACCAAAGCTGTTTAAAATCTTGCGCGATAATCCGGCGCTTTTCATCCGCGGTCATTTCATCGATCAGATTCCGTATGTGCGCTACGTCGGACAGCTGGTACTTCCCGCGAAGAAAATCGACGTATCCCAGGGTGTCTTTGCGGCGTATCATTAAGAATTCAATCCCGTGATTGGGATTGGGCTTGTTACTGGTGCTGGTGCTGGTGCTGGTGCATCGAAACGCTATAACCCCGATGCTCGTAATCGGGTGCTTGCAAGTATTATATGTGTGCGACCCATGCTTGCCGCAGTTGTTACAAAACGAATATTGGTATTGGTGATGTTGCGGATATTGATGTTTCATTATAATAATAATAATAGTAGTAGTGCGCGTATTGTATTTAAATTTAATTCCCATATCAAATATATACCAATGAATAATTCCAATTTAGATCCCGCGGTATGGGGTCCACATTATTGGTTTGTGATGATGACAATGGCCACCAATTATCCAATCCAGGCCAACGGCGTGACGCGCAAGAAATATTACGATTTTATTCAGAATCTGCCGCTGTTTTTACCCGATTATGCTATTGGAAACCGGTTCAGCGCGCTGCTCGACAAGTATCCGGTCACACCGTACCTAGATTCGCGGGAGTCGTTCTTGCGGTGGATTGTGTTTATCCACAATAAAGTGAACGCGGATACGCACAAGGACGAGGTATCGATGACGGATGCGGTGAACGCGTATTACGCGCATTACAAGCCGCGCGAAATTTCAGTTATAGAAGAATTTAAATACCGGAAACGGCTCATATACGGCGCATTGCTGGTTTCATGCGCGTATGGCGCGTACTTGATGTACTACAAGTAGGGACAGTGGGCGAGCGCTAAAAATGAGAGAATATTAAGCGAATTTGAGAATATTAAAATGGTTGAGTAATATAAAATACAACTATGAAAATAGAGTACATTATATTCATCATTACGGCATTTCTCGTTGCAAACACGTATTATGACGGCAAATTTTTAAAATCGATGCACTCGTACCAGAAGTATATTAAGATGGCAACATTCGCGTTCATCGGGTTATCCATCTATTTGTTCGTCAAAAAAAACCCGGATCAGTCCCGGACAATGTTTATGCACGCAAACGATATTATTAAGTACATGCCGGTGAGCAAAGACACGACCGATTTAATAAGCCCGTTTCTGGACTTTACAAACAAGACCTCGTTTTTCAGCGGCGATAACGGGAATAGCGGAAATAGTGGCAGTGTTGGTGGCGGCATTAAGAATGTCCGGTTTTCTGGTGGCAATGGTGTTAATGGCAATGCGAACGAAATGAACAATAAGCAGAATAAAGTGCTGACCTCGGGAAAGACGTCCACGAAACGATGCGTGAGCGAAACCAAAAAGAAGTTCGTTGCCGCGCAGCAGGGATGGAAATGCAATCATTGCACGCGCCAGCTTCCGGCCTGGTATGAGGTCGACCATGTCGTGCGTTTGGAACACGGCGGAACGAACCACATCGACAATTTAGTGGCGCTGTGCCGCGACTGCCACGGCAAAAAAACCGCAATTGAAAATTTGTAAGTTAAATTTTTAAATTTTATTTAAATTTTAAAATAAATAATAATAATAATAATAATAATAATAATAATA